AGTTTTCACAAGGGCCTGAAAGAGAAAGTCCAGCTTATCCGTCTGGCTGCGGATTCCCCGGATAAAGTCGGTGCGCTCCGCCTCGGTCATAGGCTTTTCCAGCAGCGTGTCCGTCGCCATTTTCAGATTGCTTACCGGCGTTTTCACCTGATGGGAAATATCCGATACAAGGGTCTGTAACTCCTGCCGTTCCTCGTCCACCCGGCGGCGGTTCTCCTGCATGATCTGGTAAAGCCTTGCCAGCCGGTGTCCGATTCTGGCAAGCTGGGTTTCGCTGTCCTCTGGCCGCTGGGGCGCTTCATTTCCGGCGATCATGTGGTCTAAGGTCTGGCACAGATCAGCGGTAAACTGCGACAGCCGCTTTCCAAACGCCTGCGTCAGTACAAAAATCCCCGCGAGGGCGCACAACAGCAGCGCCCCGCCCGTCAGCAGCACCGCAATCTGTTTTGTCACAAGAAACAGGGCTATGGTGATCCCGGACATGGAGAGGACAAGCCCCATTGCCACCCGGCCAAACAGCCGCTTTACCGAGAGGTTTTGAAACTTCATTTTGCCTCGCCTCCCGTCCATTGATAGCCCATGCCGTAAACGGTCTTGATGTATGGCGCGCCGCCGTCGGATTCAATCTTGCTGCGAATCCGGCTGATAGAAGTTGTCAGGGTGTGTTCGTCCACAAACCTTTCGTCTATATCCCACAGCTTTTCCAAAAGCTGCCCACGTGTCAGCACTTGCCGGGGATTTTTACGAAATAGGTTCAGCATTTTGTACTCCATCGGGGATAGGGTCAGGGGCTTGCCGTTTAAGGAAGCCGTCTGCTCCGAGAAGTCCAGAAACAGCCGCCCGTCGTCGTAAATGTCCTTGGCCGGTTTGTGGTGTTCCAGCATGGCGAACATGGCTTTGATTTTTCGCTGCAAGGCCCCGATCACAAAGGGCTTTGTGATGTAGTCCACCGCGCCCACCTCATAGCCCCGTATCTGGTCGCTCTCCTGATCGTTGGCGGTCAGGAATATTACGATGGTGTCCGGGTGCTGGGGCTTTATCAGCTTGCACAGTTCAAAACCGTTCCCGTCCGGCAGGTTGATGTCCAGCAGCACCAGATCAAATTCCCGCTGGCGGATAGCTTCGGCTGCGGTTCTGGCATTTAGGGCAGAAGTCACGCCGTAGCCATCTGCGGTCAGGTTATAGGCCACCATCTTATTCAAAAAACTGTCGTCCTCGACAATTAAAATCTGCTCCATATTCTCACTTCCTTTGCTTTTTGCAGATAGTATAACAGGCAAATGTCCGAGAATTGTTACAAGGACAAATATATTTATCATTTTACAGCTTTTTTATGTGTACTGCAATTTTATAAAAGAAAGGACAGCAGTATCATCAAATTGCTGTCCTTGCGGTTTATTATAGCTGGTAGTGTATAAGCGTGGGTTCATCATATTTGGTGTGGTATCTTTAACTATGGGAAACTCCGTCCAACCATTTGATGATGTAGTGGCAAACTACACCAGCCGCAACAGCGACAATAAAAGAAATAAGATTTTCCATGTCAGACACCCCCTTTCCTTACCGGGTATAGGGGCGGTAACCTAGACATTATAACATATGCATGATTTTTATTCTACTGATTTATTGCGACGTCGCAAATGGCAGCCATGACCCGGACTGCCTGCGGGAGATAGTCGGATCACCTCCTTCTACTTCTTGCTTGCCTGTTTGATGACCTGGTGCGCTCCGGTTGCTGCCAGACCGGATACAATGCCAATAGCTGCAGCGTTGATCACATCTGTTGCTGGAAACTCCGGCATGAGGTACATACCTGCTACACCCAGGATACCACCGGTCACTCCGCATACTACCGGGATAACCTCATCCTTGACCTTGGTAGTTGCCTTGCAGGCCATGCCGCCCAGGTAACAGATTGCTGTGATCGCTGTTACGCTTCCAATTCCAAAATCCATATCTATACCTCCTGTTCTGCCGGCTCATATGGTAAAGCCAGACATCTGTTATAAAGATCTTCTCCGGTTCCATTTCCACCCAATGCTTTATATGGCCTGAACATATACTCCAGATTATCTCTGTCTTCCAAGGTACAATATTTCCTTTTTAAATAAAACGAACATGCCTGGTAAAGACGGTCATGGAGGAGTGCCAGAACTCCTGCGTTAATAGCATTTGTTCTGGCACGTTCTGCCTTTAACTGTTTGGATAATTTATGATATGCTCGGGAAAGCAATACAGAGATGATCCCAAACACCCATGAAACCCAATGCACAGATATGTACTGCATGATTGATTCCATGACTTACTCCTCCGTAATCAGATCTTCGCACTCCAGGTCGATCAGAACCTGCTTTACCTGTGGCTTGATCTTTTCTGGTACCTGTGCGTAGGTTTTCTTTCCCTTAACAATAAGGGTTGCATAAATGATTGCCATAGTCTCCACCTCCTTCCTCAGTAATAAAAAGAGCAGCAACCTAAGCATTTAATAATGCCTCGACTTCCGCTCTGATTTTCTCTGGTACCTCTTCGATTTTTTTCTTTCCATTACGGATCAGATTTGCATATACTTTTGCCATGTAGCTTGCCATAAATTAAGCCTCCTTTGTGGTTGTAGTGGTCTGGTTTGCTTCATAAAGTTCAGTCAATGCTAACTGGGTGTTAGTGACTTCATCTTCCAAGGCCAGATTAGCTTCGTACTGTTCTGTAAGAGCCAGCTGGGTTTCAGTAAGTTGAGTTTCTAAACTTTCTATTTTTCTACGCAACTTTCCTATATCTGATTCCGGCAGGTCTGTAAAAACCGGCTTGGGATTATTCAGATCTGAAACATCAATTTTAGAAAGCTGCATACCAGCCGGGATCTCTACAAATATCGAAAAAATCCCCTGTGGTATATTACTTTCTCCATATGTTATCGACCATACACGTCCTGTCAGATCATAGATTACTAATGCTCTCATTTTTCCTCCTAAAGCTATTCCAGATATATTTCGTCTATGTAAGCTTGTGCCGTAGGTACCGGTACATAGATTGTTGTTGACCAGTAGCCATGATATCCTACATCCGGAATAGGGATAACAATCGCAGTATCTGTATAACCATTTGGAGTAAAAGTTATGGTTTTGTTTCCAACACTTAGTTGCGCCTGTGCGCTGACTCCGTACGAACCAAATAAAGTTCCTTTTATAACAATCTGATTGTAACCAGTATAAGTACGCCTAAAACTTATTTTTATGGAATTTCCACCACCTGTTCCAAGTGAAATTCCTGAGTTTATACCTGTCAAAACAGTAAAGTTCTGATTATCAGCCGGAACATTGCCGTGATTATATATCCATTTATTCCCCACATGAAATCCTTCATAAGTTCCAATAACTGTACGATTATATATCGTTACATAAGTTCCCCATTGAATGATATTGGATGCTGGCATAGCAAATCCTGGTACAACGATATCACTCAGCAGATATTTATTTCCAACAAACCTCTGTTCATTTGCTCCGGGAGTCAACGTTGCTCCATACGTCTCCGGCATTGTTCCTACAACGATATCATCATATCCCGCAATTCCAGCCGTCTTTCCGCTCCGAATATCAGCGCGGTTAGCTGAAGCAGAATCGCAGTCCACCCCGCCAGTCCCTCCTCCAATAATAAATCCTCTTGCCATGCTCAGCTCACTCCTTTTAAGCCAACCGTAAGTGCCACCTGCGGCTTCATATAAGCTGCTGTAAAAGTGATCTTACCGGCTTCTGTGTCATAGTATGATATGTAGCCAAAGTTCTTCCTTAACATTTTCTCTTCTGCCCAGTTTGATGCTCCCGACACATCCAACATAATCACAGGGAGATCATCTGCTGTAATTCCTTCTATATTCACCGTCTGCTTATACGGAGCGGTACTCGACCATCCGGCCGTTGTAAGCGTTACACTTTTCACTGCCTGGATCTTATTTACTTCCTCACCGATCTCATTTAATTCCTTTGCGCCAAAGGGATCGCCTTCCTGTGTATATTCTGTGGCATCCGTTATGGTCTTTGTCCCGTCCGGATTATCAGCTATATTCCATTTACGGGCTGTTCCAGCAAATACATCATCTTTCCAATCTGTTTTCAAAAATAAGCACCTCCCAGCCTAAAAGCCAGTCTTTTCTTTCCATTTATCTGCCCAAGCAAATTATTGTATATCTTTAGGCTTGCAGATTCTATCCGGTTCATCTCTTCCCAATCCAAGGTAACCTGGTTTGGAAAATAGGTACGTTGAACACCGATCTCAAATGGATAAGTATATCTACAGATAGTCGTTAAATTCTTTTCTATCGTATTAATTTCATCCGCATATGGATAATCTCCATATCCCTTAGGCTCACCCATATCCTCAATCTGAAAATCCTTATAAACTTTTACAGCCATATCCCTAAGACATGCTATATTACTGATCCACCGATTGTAATCACCTATATTTACATAATCTGCTGCCTTCCAGTCTGTTTTTGGGGTTATCCACTCCATTTCTCATATCCCCCTTTCACTAAGCGGTTCTCTTCCACATGTAGCAAGTCATAAAGGGCTGTAATGCCGAAATATACTGCGTAGTATCAGTAACATTTCCGTGATTATGTCCCCAGTTTCCTCCACGATACTGAGTAGCATTAAATACTCCTTTATACCATCCATTCCACCAGGTATTGGCGCCATTTTGAAAACCCTGGCCAGACGAAGGAGTGTCAAATGTAGTCGGCAATGGTACACCTGCTACTGCTAACGAATTATAATCAAACCCATGATAATGTGCAGGCATTTCATTTTCTGTCAACACATGGTCTTGTGTAGCGTGTGCATGTGTATAATTAGCCCCATAGGCGCCTCCGGTCTTTGCGGGTGTATTAAAAGCTTCCTGTCCTGTATCTACGCATACCAGCGTCCGCCCCGGGGCCAGAAGCTCCCATGTCCCTCCAAAATATTCCGCCGGATTTCTTGCATCCATAGTCAGGAAAATAGCACCTACCGGATAAACATCTAATGCGGTGATCTGTTTTGAACTCCTCTGCCCCTGCCCTTCGTAACTTGCATTTTCCTGTCTTGCCATTTAGACCTCCTGTGACGTTGCCTTTCTTGCTTTTACCGTTCCGGACAGTGCTCCGTTGAATGTCAGCTTATGTTCATATATCTGGATCTGCAATCCCGGTACATACTGATTTTCCAAAAAGGTTAAATCACCGGCATCCAGACGTGGTTCCCCGCGATAGCTGAGCTCATACTCGATATTATTTTTATAATAATTTCCCAACCACTCAGCCTGAAGAACTGCCAAAGCCTCCTCACTAATCAAAGGATTGGTCCATTCTTCTACCGTTCCGGTAGTGTTAAGCACTTTGGAGCATATCTTACTGGTCACTGCATACGCCCTGCCGTCTACAGAAAAGTCATGCACACCGGTAAGACCAGATACATCGACCGTTACAAAATAACTGCTGTTTGCCGTTATATTTAATATCTGCCCATCAGCGTTCACTGTTACATCATACGAAGCTTCTGAAAAATAGAATGTGTACGTTTCATAACCTGTTACATCCACCGATTCGTGGAAGATGCTTTTAATCTCATCAGTTGCTCCATAGATCTGTCGTATCACATCTATCCTGGCTACTTTTTCCTTCTGGATCCCTTTCGGATATTTTGTCATGACCCGGTAATCCATGGTGTAATCCGTAACATCCCCAAATACGACAGAATCTACGTAAATACGGCTATTAGCCTGAGCTTTCACAAATTCAAACTCGATGGTGTCAAACTGTGAAAACTCATGTTCAATCAAATTTTCCTTTTCAATACCGTTAGACATACTATAGGTATCTTCCAAAACTCCCTCATAGTACGTCCGGATCACAATCTCTTTTGCCGGTTTATCAAAGAAATTCAGTTTGAGGCTATAGTAACTCATGGCAGCTTCCAGTACGATTGAAAACCTCGGATTTCCATTTAAAAACTCGCCATTTTCATCTGATACCTGTTCAGATACAAATCCGGCTGTCAGGTAATTGCCATTCACTGGAAGGAAAAACATACTTCCGTCTGCCCGGAAGTGATCCTGGGCCATATCCGCATATTCATATTTAACATTGTTATTTATTACTGATGCAAGATTACTATAAGGAGCTGCATCATCAGACTGAACCTTCATACGCTCCGGGCTGATCACCGTTGCAAATGCCGCCTTGATACATATCTTTCCTGTACGATCCGTGTAAAGCTTACATCGTCCTGCATTGGCAATGATCTGCAGGCACTCTTTGTGGGTAACACATGGCAACGGATTATAAACCGCTATATTTTTCAAGTATTCATCTAGGTCATACTGACGTTCATCCAGGCCCGCATCATCAAGCACTTCAACTGCCAGGTCATACAGGCTGATTCCCTGACTTCGGAACAGGCCACCATAAAACTTCTCTGACAAGTCACTGAGCTTATCCTTTGCACTAAAGCTCATACTCACGTCATCTGCTTCCCAGTCTGAAAGATTGCAGACGCAGCCGTCCATCCATGTGATATTCCCCGGTGTTACCTCATATCCGTAACGGACCGTTACTTTCTGTCCAACCTCCAGATAGTTGATCGCGCTCTCATGGTTCTCTACGTCCCATATCCTTCCGTAATTCTCAATCTGAAGGGTGAAGTCCAGCGTGGTCAGCTCTTCTGTAATCGGAGAAGAAAATTCCGTCTTGGTACTCTTCTGGATTTTTTTATTCTCAAAGCTGACGCCCACACCCATAAGTATCTTCTGGATACGCAGACGATTCTCACCATTGACCATTTTTTCAGGTATGATCAACAGGTATTCTGTATTATCGAAAATCTCTTCTGTTGTCCAATAGGCCTTATCATTTTCCTGGAAGGAAACTGTCTTTTCCCCATTTGTAACAGTAAAATCCACAGGATAATTCCTGCCCCAGTTTATGGTCAGACCTCTGATGTCATAGGCTCTGCCAAAGGAAATGCAGATCCCCCCCTTTATTTCTTTTGAGATTATCCCGTTATTATAAAGATAATCCGTCTCATCCGATCTTGGCGGGAATGCCATGCTTCCATCAGCTTTAAACCAATTCTGTTCCCAGGTGGCATATTCCAGTTCCACATCATAATTATCAAATGGCCTGGTAAAATTGGAAAGGTAACTATATGCAACACCATGTTCTGCAGTCACTTTCACATCTTTCTGCGCTACCTGGTTGATGATGCCGATCATTACAAGCATATAGGACTGATTCCTGTATTTTGCATCCATGGCCTGTTTATAGGCCGCTGGCATAGAGATCATTCGATCACCCCACAGTCTACGATATTGCACTTACATTCTTTATAAACGGTAGGAAGTCCGTCTTTATCAAATTCTACAGGCGTGGCGGACCTGTCTCCGGGATACATCCGAATCGTGGTCCAATTATTATTCGCCATATCCGGGATCCGGGCGATCACTACGAACTTATCAAATTCTTTCAGCATAGCTGACCAGGTTGCTGCATCAAGCATCTTCCACTGCAGACTGTCAAACTTGTTTAAGTCTCTTCCTACCTTCTGTCCTACAAATTCACCCAGGGCATTACGCCCTGAGTTTACATTCGTAGATACGATCAAACGCCCACCGATATCAGGAGCCGGGAACTCCCGGCCATTGATCGTTATTACTGCCATTTGTTACCGCCTCCTTACGTTGTCCTTAACGTGTAACCGCTTCTCTTTTCCAGATCCGTCAGTTTCTTCTTTACATCACGGATATCAATGCTCACTGTCAGGTCCATGGCTTCGATCAGGTCCACAATGCGCTCTAAGAGTTCCTGGATGCGCGCGATACGTGAATCATCCATACCGGTACCATTCTGTGATAATGCCACAGCACGGCTTACCAGGTTCATAAGCCTGTCATCATCATTTTCATAAACAGCTGCACGGCCTGTTACTGCCAGCGGCGGTGCTGCATTACCTGCTACACTTGACATCATGGATACAAGCGGAGCCATGCAGGAACGCATGCCGTTCTGGACTGCCTGGGTAATGCCCTGGGTGATCTGCTGGTTATTAGCAACAGCAGCACGACCGCCCCAGCTTCCAACCATTTCCGGGATACCGTCCTCACGGGCTACGAACATCTGACCAGATTTAGGGAATCCACCGGAAGCATGACCGGATACCGGTGAATTGGTACCATAGTCCCAGTCATCGCTGTCATCTGCCTCATCATCTTCGGCGTCTTCTTTGGCACTCTTGAAAATACTCTTCGCGCCTTCCACAATTCCATCCCAGACACCGCCGACAAAATCAGCACAGCCCTGCAGCCATCCGGCAATGGAACCCCAGACGGATTTTAAGCCATCCCAGAGTTTGTTCATGATGCTCTTTCCGACCTCGATCATTGCATCCGGTTTAAACACTTCTTTGATCTTTTTCCAGATATCTTCAAACCAATCCTTGATAGCGTTCCATTTTTCTTCAATGGTCCTTTTTACACTGTCCCAGATCTCTGAAAGCTTGTCTCTGATCGCTTCGAAAATAGATGTCGCAAGAGCTTTGATTGCATTCCATAGGTTAGATGCAAATGCCTTAATCTGGTTCCACTTAGTTTCCCAGGCTGTTTTTATCAGTTCAAGCGTACTGGATATGAACACCTTAACCGCATCAATGGCATTATTTATTGTCTTTTTAATTGCTTCCCAGGCTTCGGCTGCAAACTTTTTGACTTCATCCCAATGCTGATACAGAAGAACTCCAGCCGTAATCAGCGCTGTTATAGCAATGATAACAAAACCGATCGGACTGGTAAGGAATGCAATGGCCGCACCTAAAGCAGTAGTAACCGTTGTTGCGATCGCACATACAGCATTCCATGCCACTGTAGCCGCAGTCATGGCAATCTGAGCTGCGGTATCTGCTATCTTTGCTGCAGTATTGATAACAAACTGGGCCGCCTGCTGCACCAGGGCCGCTGTTCCTTGCGCCAGGTTTACTACAAAATCTTTGGCATACATAGCAACAATAGCGGCTGTCTCCAGCTTATCTGCTATAAGCGCTGCTGTATGTGTTGCAATAGCAGCCGCATTTGCTACAAAACCAGCTACCATTCCAGAAAGCATTGATACGACGCCACCAGCATTAATGATGAATTCACCAAGTTTTACAACTTCCCATGCCCCAAAGAAAGCAGCAACAACTCCAATAGCTCCGTCAAAGCGTGTCTGAGTTTCTGTTATCCAGTCCACAACTGAGGATATCGCTTCTGTAAATGCATCAAATACTGGCTTTGCAACAGTATCATAAGCTGTATTCAGGCCATCCCATATCTTATTAATTAATTCTTTCAGCTTATCAAATATAGGCTGCAGTTCGTCTAATAGCCCCTGTATCCGTTCTTTGATCTGACCAGCATTATCGGTTATAGGCTTTGTTATAACCTGGATCAGATCCCGGACAAATTTACTGCCTAATTTTGTAACTCCCATAAAAGAGCTGCTGAAAATGCCTATGATATCAGCTGTGATCTGTTTCGCTGAGTCACTGCGAAATACAGTAAAGATCCCTGCAATGGAACTTGTGAAATTTCCAACTAATGTCGCAATCTCACCGCCAATATTAAACATCTGGACCAGATAGTCTTTAATGCGGCCTTTATTCTGTTCCAGGTACCTGCTAATACCGCCCAGAAGGTTATCTGCGATCGTTGCACCGATACTTGCTACAGAACCAGTGACTTGCCCTAAGGACCGGGCTAATGTATTGGCAAAACCTAAAGCCGCTGTCTGCACATCAGAATCAGTGAAAATATTCCCAAGGCTGTCTTTTATGGACTGGATGCTGCTTTGGATCGAATCAAATACAGATGTATCACCAAAAGCATCCCAAAAACCACTTGTAAAAGAGTCTTTTAACTGGTTCAGCAGATCAGCTATCTTCTGCAGCTTACCACTGACTATATCTTCCTGTTCCGGAAGCGTTCCCATATCAAAGTCATCTGCATTGTAGCCGCCTGCTCCACTACCGCCGGATCCACTTCCACTATCTGAGCCACTATCAGGATTTAAGATATTAAGCTCATCAATGCCTGTGGTCGCTGTTTTAATATCCTTAGCGGCTTTCTTTGTAGCATTTCCGGCACCGGTTGCAGCCGTTCCAGCTTTATTTGCTGCGGCAGCTACAGCTTCCATGCCAGCTGCAGTTGCGGATGCTCCTGAATCTTTACCGCCAGACATCAAGGCAAAAAAGGCTTTAAATGCATTCGCCAGGCTGAGTATTTTACCAATGACTGCATTGATCACCTGGATGACCGGGGATAATGCAGCTATAAGGCCCTGGCCTATGGTTGCCTTTAAGCTGTCAAACTGCAGCTGTAAGATACGGACCTGGTTCGCCCAGCCGGTGGATGTCCTGGAGAAGTCACCTGCTGCCGTTGTCAGCTGATCCTGTACAAACTTATACCGCAGGGCAACCTTTTCCATTTCGGACATCTTTGCTGTAGTCTTTCCGAAGCCATTTGCCATGGCATAGCTGTCAAGAGCCGTCTGGGTCATAACAATGCCCAGATCTTTCAGGCTTTCTGTTTCACCAGTGAATACAGACTTTAACTTCGTATATGCCTCATCCTGGCTGATGTTGTAGAAAGATGCCACATCTCCGGCAAGACCAGTAAGAGTTGTGGACATGTCATATGCAGCCTTCTCACTGAAGCCAAATGCCTTTGCCATAGCTCCAAAAGTACCGGTAAACCGCTTTGCCATGGTCTCAGACAAGCCAAACTGAGTGGCTGCGTTCTGGGCAAACTTATCTACCTGTTTGCTCATCTGGGGAAATGTAACATCAACTACGTTCTGGACTTCTGCCAGATCAGAACCTAATTCTATACAGGACTTTCCAAAGTCAAATACTTTTTTGACTGCAAAAGCTCCTGCCAGCATAGCTCCCAGCTTTTTCAGCGTACCGCCCAGGCCTTGAACCTGCACAGCGGCAACTTTTGACTGCCGTCCTATGTTACTGACTCCCTTACTGGCAGTCTTGGAAGACTCTTCTCCCTCATGCCCCATTTCTGAGAAAGCCCGTACTAATTTTTTGCTGATCAGTTCAGCTGCTACCTGGGTTACTTCTTCAATCTGCTGTAAATCCAGTGCTACTTCAAACCTGAGCTGTGCATCCGCTGCCATATATGTCACCTGCCTTTTTTATTAAGACAGGCACATCGGCACAGCGTCTTAGATCTTTAACTCAAATATTTTCCTGCATTCCTTATTTTTACATTTAAAAAAGATGCCCTTGCATTTGGCATCTTCTGACTTCATTGCATTGACCGGATACCCACAATACGGACACCGGACTTTTTCATGCTTTACTTTTTCAATTTCAACCACCTCCGCATAATGCAGCGAACATCCTTTCCAGACCTTCCATTTCCCTGTCATAAGCCTCCGGAGTCATCTGCTCCATCTGATGTTTACGCCAGTTGTCATAGATCCTTCGCTGATCAGTGGTAAAATGTTTGATCACATTATCATCTGTTTCAGAACGTATCGCTACCACCCGGCCCAGGGGAGTTTCTGGTCCAAGCCCGGCCAGCAGGGAACGGAACTCATCCCAGCTGACCGTTTCAAACTCTTTCGTCCTTATACGCAACCCGTACTGCGTCATGAAACTGGAAATGATCAGGTCCCAGTCTTCAAACAGGTCGTAGTACGGGTCAGTGCTCTCCCTGGCCCACATCTCCTGTAGCAACAGAAACTGCTTCCTGGATAATGGTCAACAGATCTGAAAATATGGGTTTCATTTTATCGATCTCTTTTCGGGATTTTTCTGGAAACATCAGATTATACGCTTCCAAAGTTTCTTTTGGTCCGGGATGTCCGTTTCCAAACAATCCCATGACTTTAAGTAAGGTCGGAGCATCTGCATTTACTTCCAGTTTTTCCCCTTTGATCATCAGGTAGGGATTTCCATCAAATGTAAGCTTATCTGTAATATCTACTACTTTTGCCATTGTTCATTGCCTCCCTTTACGCTGCCACTGTCGGTGTATAGGTTGGTTTTCCATAACAGGTAACTTCAAACTCCAGGGCATCGATATTCGTTGTATCACCACCTCCTGGGGTAGTCACATTCACAACCACATCACAAGCCAGCTTAGCCCCGGATGTCATGGTCCACTCAAACTTGGTCATTACATCCTGGCCAAATTTCCATGCAAGGCCTGCGATATAATCATTTCCGGCATCACCTACGGAACGCTTTCCCTTAAAAGCAAAGCTGAGTTTTTTGCCAGTCATAGCAGATTTGGCCCAGCCTTCTGCGTCCATGGCATACCATTCTTCTGTGGTACCGTCAATGGTTGGCGCAAAGTTCTCCAGATCCGCAGGCATTACCATATCGCCGTCCACGCTGTCCATACCCTTTGTACCAAATTTAAACACGTTATTGTGTACAGGATATACTTTTCCTCCTACTTCACTCATTACACATTCCTCACTTTCTCTGATAGATAAGATCCAGCCAGATCACATATTCATACACCCCATTATCATCCGTTCCTACGTCCTGAGGTTCAGGAACCATTAAACGCAGATAATTAATGTGGGTATTTCCTATGTCCAGACTGGATATGCTTCTAAGTTTCTCAAATAGTTGATAAGCAGCTTCTTCACTTTCCGGTTTGTCCCTGTTCCAATGAACCAGAAAAGAGAGCGGCTTTGTATCATAGGTAGTGTATTCCAGGCCACCTAAAGCAATATTGGGTGGTCCGGATCCACTTCGGTTATAAATACCTATGGATTTCTGCTGTTTATTATCCAGCTTACCGATATAAACATGGCTCTCTTCTGCAATTCCAAGAGAAATGATCCAGTCCTGTATGTCCGTTAACCGCAGCATCATACACCACCCGCCTTTTTATAAAACTTCTTAAAGGCTTCCTTGCAAAAACCGGAGCTGACACCTCCCGGAAGCCATGGCTCAAGCCATTTACCGCCTGCAAAAGGATTTTCATACTTCTGGAACTGATATTCCGGGTGGTAATACAGCCGCCTTGCATAAGGCGTGCTGGATACCAGGCTTACTTTTCCGTTAGAAGCTTCACTGGTGTCCACAAAGGTGCTTTCATTCTGCAGGTTGCCAGTATCAAACGGCATGACCTGTGCCTGTACCACTTCCGTATGCAGCGCTTCCGCCGTCTGCTCCAAAGCAACTACTGCTGCACGGGTCAGCTGGCTGATACGGGGCATGTTCAGCTTTATAGTTGACTTTACCTGCATCAGATCACCTCCAGACTGCAGTAATTTACCGTACCGTCCGGATTCCTGTTCTTGCATCCCTGCTCGATCCGGCGTTCTTCACCAAATACCGTTACTGTTCCGCCACTTAAAGACGGCATATCTGGTGCAATGTCTCCCGTAAAAAGCGCTGTACCAGTGATCTGCACCAGCTTCTTTTCCGCTGTCAGAATGGTCTTGGCTTTATCTTGGAAATTACACATCAGATCCGCATCCAGGCTGTACTTCGGCCTTCCCTTATTATCCAGTTCTTCCGATTCCAGATGAACATGCACAGGCGTCTTACAGAGCCGCTTTGGCACTAAACATGGATATTTCATAGTCTCACCTCGCTAAACGGCAGCAAAGGCCCGTCTGGCACAGCATAGCGTATACATCACGCTTCATGGCAACACCTTTATCTGTAAACACGTTCCAGGAATTTCCAAACTGCATGGACACACCATTGATGCTGTAGTTCTGCAAAACCGTATTGATCTCATCTGCATTTTCTGTCTCAAAGTCAGCCTGCTGGCAGACCACTTCCCGGATCAGGTCCTGCTGGAATGGTGTCAGGTTAGAAAATCCCTGACCTACGATACGGTTATAGGTCAACGAATCAATATGCCTGCTGGCCCGGCGCAGAGCTGCCGGAAGCTGTTCTCCCGGCACAATGCTGCCGCAGTACTCATTCTGGTAGTATTCCGGTGTTACATACGGCTCATAAGCCATAAGACCACCTCCGATCAGGCTCCAGTATACTCTGTGGTATCCACATCTACGTATACACTGTCTACCTTGCCATCACGGCCATTCGGGAAGACAAATACATCAGACAGGGAACGATTCTGATACAGGTAGCCATCACCCTTGGTATGAGCACCAGGATTGAAGTAATAGATGCTGGAGATCTTCGGTACGATCTTACAGGTCTGTCCGCAGGCAACCAGTACATTGATCTTGTGTGCTCCTGTCACAGCAGCTACATGGTTTCCGGTATCCTCTGCCACCTTTTTCAATGGAGCAAAACCGCCGTTTTCAGGCTCCCATTCAAATGCATCATAGAAGCGCTCATCATCCACTACTTCCATGATCGGTACGCCGTCGATGTCGGTCACACGGGTTTCAATTCCCAGGCCGCCCTCTGCGATCTGGGTCATTTCGATCTTGCGTGTGAACTCTGTGGACTGTTCCAAGGCATCCATGATCGCGCTGGATACGTACATGACCAGAGTGCCATTTGCCTTATAACGTCTCAGCTTCCCCTTAGCCAGGATATCCTTCAACATGCCAAATACCTTAGCTTTTGTATATGCGGAAGCTGCTGTAGACGAATGATAGCTTTCTTCTTTCTGAGCTGCTTGTGCTACCTTGGAGAAGAACAGGGCATCTGTTTCCGGAACTACCCAAGTCTTTTCAAAAGTCCTGGAAATGTTCTGGATGGATGCGGTCGCATTGGTCTCATCAACATCAGCCTTGTCGATCATAAATTCCACATCACGGTCATGAGTCAGTGTGTACGGAATATCTGTCTGCGCATAGCTTCCGCTGTTCCAGCCACCATTTCTGCTGTGATTTTTATATCCGGATGTGCTCATCTGGGTAAAATGGAAGGTTTTCGCATCCAGCCATTTTACATTACTTGTTACAAAGGGAGAAGTCAGGGTTCCCTGAATGAGGATCTCTAACAACTCCGGTTCCCATACCTGTGCATAGTTTAAATTTGCCATTTTATCACCTTATCCTTTCTTAGTTGTTCCAACGGTTCCAACGCTTTGTTGCTACCGTTGTCTGCTGTGTCTGTGTTGCCTGCTGGGCCTGTCCGGTTCCCTGGCTGCCGCTTGCAGCTCCTACCTGGACAAATCCGGACGCTGCGGATGCCTGGGGTTTTAAAGCAGGCACATCTTCCAGCACCTTATTAAGTGCCGCCTTTAATGTTTCTTCATTGATTTTTCCATCCTGACCTGCTACCTGGCTGAAATCTGCCATCTTGATCACATAAGGGATGGTACTTGCTTCGATACCAAGTGATACAGCCGCCATAACAGCTGCGCTGTTTATCTGGGCCTGCTGTGCTGCAGCCTGTGCCTGTGCCATCTGAGCCTGCATAGCGCCAATATCCGGAGTATTGGCCGCCTTCTGCTGCTTAAAAGTTGCAATGGCCTGCTCGACCTCTGCCTGACTGAGTCCCTGCTGCTTAAAATAAGCTTTCAGCGCTGTATCTTCTTTGGCTGCCAGTGTACCGTCAAGCATCTGCTGGATCTTCCCGTAGTCAATCGCCGGAGCTGTTCCCTGCTGATTGCTCTGATTCTGCTGTGCTGCCGGTGCCTGTGTCTGAGTCTGCGCTGCCCCAGCTGTCTGCTGCTGAGCCTGCTGTCCCTGGTTCTGATTTCCTTCTGCCATAATAATGGTCTCCTTTCCATTTTGAGAGTGTCGCTCTTACTTCTATCCATTGTCATCGGTGTCACCGGCCGCGCAGAGTTTAATGCCATGCTCGCGTTTGGGCATAAAAATAACACGCATCTCTGCGTGCTTATGACTAAATGCTATGACTATTTAGAACTTTTCAATAACTTTGCCGCACTTGGCGCATCGCCTTACATAACCGCCATACAGACCAGATGCACGGCTCCAGTGCTTGCGGTAATGATGATCACATCCGCAGTGCTTCCTGAAGAGTTTCTTTCGGATCCATGATAAGATTCCCATTGTGTTCACCTCCTACTGTTGCGACGTCGCAACGATATGTCTTATTTAATTTCAACGCTCGGAATCAGTCTTTCCGGGTAAAATACCAGCTCATAATGGTACTTATCTGTTCCCTTTGGTTCTGTCTGTTCCATCACGTAGCAGGTCCAATCATTCAGATAAATATAATCTTTATAATACTGATCTTGTCCTGTTTTAACCGTTACAACCAGTTCGTTGGAACCATTATTGCTGAGTGCCATGTACCCCTCGGCCTGGAGCATAACCGTATCAGTTCTTGCATTGGTAACTGTTATTCTACGATATATGTTAAACTCATTCGCATCTTTAGACAAATTATGGTTCACGGTTGATGCGGTAGAAAAAGAACAGCCCGATGCCCCCAAAGCCACACAAAGAGCCGTCATAAAAGCTAAAATTTTCTTTCTCATTGCTTATTCCTCCACATGACATGTATTTTTCACTTTTTGATAGATGTCCTCATACAGTTCCTGTCTGTCACCGTTGTAAGTATATTCTGCATAGATGCCATCTCCTGATACCGTAGTAGACGCAAGGCATTTATAATTCTGCAAAGTCTTACAACTCCACACAATAAACACATTGCTCAGATCGATCTTTTCATTCTGCTCCTGAGAGTTGTACCACTCAACAAGTTTCTTTTTGCATACGCTCTGAAAGTGTGCCATTCCTGTAATAATCATATTTATCCTCTCTTTCCTAATTTACAAACATCCAATCATCAGCAAGCATATCAGCCTGTGAAGCAAGCCAGCCAAGCTGAACTCCAGATGTTCCAACAAATGCAATCGCTTTGTTTCCAATCGCGTCATGTTCTGGATTAACAATCTTTCCATTTGGATTCATATACCCGATATTGGTCGCAAGTTCAATATACTGATTTTTGCCATTCCATCCTTTTCTCTTAACTTTTAATCCGCGCTTCACGTATTTGATTGCTTCCCCAAAAGAGAACGTTGCTTCTCCACCAAGCGCGGGGCAATTATCTTTATTTGCAATCATCCATTCATCGCTCTGCATGTTTAACATTGTGTACTCTACTCGTTTGGTTTCGCGAATATCCAATAATTCGCCCTGATCTGCGTCCTGTGGTCTACACTGGATCATTATAGTTTCTCTTTCTGAATCCCAATACCAGTAACCTCCCCATGATGGAAGTTTAACTTTTTCTCCTGCTTTCATCGCTTTAAATGCTTCTCTAAAGTTCATGTTTTTATCCTCTCTTTCTTAAAAATGGGTACAAAAATACCACCGGCCTGCTGACTGGTGGTATTAAATGCGGTTTTCTTTTTTTCTATTCCATCTGGGGTAATTTACTAAACTTTACTGATTTTTCTCGTTATAATACTCCCGCTTCTCTTAACACACTCTCAATTTCTTCTTGCGTTGGTATCGGATGAGCTGCGTTGTATGTCTCACGTTCTTCCCGTGACACTAAAACCGGACATGTTGGAGCTGATATTCTGTCTAAATACCATTCATATGCTTCTTTTTCTTCATCTGTCACGGTATCACCTCCACAACAATACTATCTTTCTGTTTTGATAATATACGCATTTTACAATCCTTGTCAAGCAAAAACTCTTTCTGTTTGTGATAATGACTGATTTTTGCTATGTATGCACCTTTCGAACCTTTTGGTACTAAAAAAATCATTTTAAACGGTTTATTTAATGCCGCTTTAGGCGAAATAGATGTACTTACAAATTGTTTATCAATAAAAATATCTCCTACAGCGTATTTTTCATACGGATTAAACTCCATGTTGCGATAACAGATTATATCGTGCTTAAGTTCGTTGCTTTTTAACGCAGCGGATATTGTATTGGCATATTCTACCAGTCCCCTGTCCTCTGATATATCACCTCGAAGCATTGCATTTAACCGTTCAAAAAATCTATTTGGTTTTTTATCACCAGAATTGTACGTATACTTTTTGATTGCATGTATTTCTTTACTTGATAAATCTGCAATCCACTGCACAGCATCATTACAAAGTAATTCCTCGTTTTTTTCAGGAGAGGCAGCTTTAAAATTAGCAAGTGGTCTCTTTGCGTCTGCATATTCCCGTGCATCTGTGCCACCGGTTTTAAATCTAGCATGTTTCCAGAAATCCATTTTCTGGCCGTACATCTTTTTATTGTCATTATCCAACGAATACTTTGCCAGCCTCCCGTACTTTTCTTCCTGCTGTGCTGCATACTGCTCTTTGGCTTCGTCCTTGCTCTGCTGCCCGATTGCTTCCAGTTCTTCCTTCGTCCAGCTATCGTCTGCTGTGGATATGCCTGGGAAATATGTAGTGTGCGAATCCTTACATCGTGGATGATAAAGCCCTTTGCTGATGGCATAGCTCATCAGAGGATAGTGCTTGCCAGTTTCCGGATCCACGCCGTCCTTACTGCCACCGCTCCACACATCATCAATAAGCACCTTGCCGACGAAGGGAAGGCACTTAGGACACGGATTCCCACGCTTTGCCATGATAACAGTGGCAATGCCCCACTCCTGACGTTTTTCGCCTTCTCCCTGCAGGTAAGCTCTTTTGCTGGCCGTCCGGATTGCCATGTCTGCATAATCTGATAACGTATGCCTGGCTCCATTGGCGTATTCTATGCAGTTAAGTCCGCGGGATAGCATATCCTTTGTGGCCATGTCTACAGCCTTTTCATAGGTTCCGGCACCACTGTTGGCATATACCTGAGCATCAAAGATTGCTTTCCGGTAATCATCATTGGCTTTCCGGAACACTGCTGTTTCTGCAGCTTCCATATCGTGCGCAGTAGCTTCAATCAGCGCATTCAGCTTCCGGTCATTCAGCTTAAAGAACTCTGCCGTCATTGCATCGTGCGCAGGCGATCTGTTTCTTCCGGATGTTTTCCAGCCTTTCTTGATGGCCTGTAAGATCTTGATCTCCTGCTTCATGCTGCCTTTTGCGCGTGCCTGCCTGATCAACTGTTCAATCTGAGCATTAATGCTCTTAAACTGTTTCTGGTATTTCTTCTGGTTCTTCTGCTTATATCGTTCCAGTGCCTTCAGCTGTTCGGTCTGCCACATAGACCAGTTATAGCCTTCTTTGGTCTCTTCTGCTCTGTGCCGATCCATATTACGGATCATAGATGCCATCAGCTCGTTTTCAATGCGCTGAAAGGCTTCGGCCAGATCGTATTCATTATGTTGCACTCATCAACGCTCCTTCCGCAGCATCCTGTCCCGCTTCTTTTAATGCAGTTTTCCTGTTAGCCAGTACTTTATAGCCCTGCGCTTTAAACCCTCTTGTAAGAGACTTAAGCTGCGTTATACTTTTACAGTGATCACATCTCAGCTCTGCATAGTCACTTTTCTCAACTGCATATATTCCAAAAGGTACTTGCTCACTGGCTATTTTCAGCAGTCCCTGGTACTCCGTCTGGTTCATTCTGTACATCCGGTTCGCTATTTTGACCTGCATCCCTTTCACCTCCAAGGTTGACATTAAAAAGCCCGGCAGTCATATTGACCCCCGGTTCTTCTACCTCTGCAATGCCCTGTTCTGCTTTCAGACGGGCAATCTCTTCTTCCTTCCATGTATCATCCCTGGAATCTCCATACAGTTCTTCCACCTGGGCTTCTATGCTCATCAGGACTACACCTGGCCTGGCTTTTGACATGGTCTCTATTTGGCTTTCAAAAGAAGGATTCGCATACTCACCAAAGGGAATATCTACCTTGACATCTTCTACAGGCTTTTTCGTCAGGATGTTGTACGCATTAATAGCAGCACCTACAACTTCCGGAAGGATTTCCTGCAACGCTTCCACAATGGCGTTCCGGGTATAAAGCGTGGTCTTTTCCTTTTCTCTCTGGGCTTCTGCATTATCCAGCTTCTTAGTGTCGATTCCCAGCGTTGACGGGCTGATCAGTCCCTGCAGGCAAAGATCCAGTGCCGTCACATAAGACGCCAGATAACTGTCATGCGGGATTGTAGGCTGGTCTGTTTGGATCTTATTTACACCGTCCTCAGCCATATTGTTTTCCGCAGCAAAATACCGGCAGTCAAAAGAGTTTGGCCGTATAGTCATCCCTGTTTCTGGATCCTTTGGTACCAGATCTAACGGAACATAACTTTTGGCCCTTCCTGCCCGAAGCGCGTCCATCCACTGGGACCATACTTCATCAAATGCATCAAAGCTGTCCAGTTTTCCATCAAAGATAGATCCGCCTCTTCCTTCGTACTTTGCTGATTCGTATACATGCAGCGGCACTGCCAGGATCACGCTGCTATCAAATGTATAATCCTGAAGGTTTTTGGTCTGTTCCAGCACTTTCAGATCTACCAGCTTATCATCAAGGTAAAGCTCATTGGTGATGTAGCCATAACCATATCGCTCATTAAGGACGTACTGCTTCCCTTTGGTTTTAAAAGGCGTTTTGAAAATCACTTCATTTATCCGATCACGCAGCCTGATGATCTCGATCCGCTCACCAGGATACCATTCCAGGATCGGATATTCGCTCACTGCCGTGTCTATGGTAACCTTAAATGCACCGTCACCAATGTACAGGACTTCTTTCAGCGCTTTTTCAATCTTCTTACGGAAGCGGTTCTGCTTCTCTATTTCCTTCCATATCTGTTCCTGAGAAGCACGGTCAAATATAAAATCATTCATATCGACCAGGGTAATGGATGCCAGGGTCTTAACGATCAGAGAGGGAAGGCCTGTATGGATCTTTCTCATCTCCATTCCAGGACTGCATTTACTGCTCCAGAACTTGTATTTGTCTGCATATTCCGTCAGATCTCCATACAGCTGTTCCAGCTCGTTACTGTCACCCCGGTACCAGATCCGGTTTCGGATGGCATTTGTTTCAAAGTCCAGCGTTTCTCTGATTTGTATATTATATGGGCTGGCAGAATCGATCTGCAGCCAGCTCTTCACCCCACGCCGAATGTTATCACTCATCTTGTCCAACCACCTCATTTCTCATTATCCTCCTCGAATCCGATCAGTTTTTTATACGGAATCCATGAATACTGACTCGCATTGATCGTATGATCGTTTTTATCTTCCGGTTCGTCTTTGTCTTCTTTCCAGCTGTACTTGTCCAATTCTGACAAATGTTCTGTACAGTCATCCACTACCAGATAGCATCCCTGCTGGATCCAGCCCAGCTGCAGCTTGATTCGGTCCAGGATGCTCAGTTTTTTATAAGTATCCCAGAAATTGTACAGGCAGCCATGCAGCCGCTTGTACTTGCGCAGTTCTGTAATTGTTGCCTGGTCTGCATTATCTACGTAAACATCTTTTGCAAATCCCCATTCACTGCGGCAATGTTCCAGGAAGTTCACCAGTTTCACAGCCGTATCGCTGGGAGCTATAGGCGTATCCAGATCCGCATTGTTATAAACCTTTTCGGCCAGTGTGATCAGTCTCCTGTCTTCCGTGATCCCCTGGAAGATCATGGCAATGGTATCAGGGGATCTGCTGGAATACGCCGTATCAAGGCCACAGGAGAACTTTTTCCATTTGATCCGGCCCTCCTTCACTTCCGCCTTTACCCAGGCAGCAGTAACAACGTACTTTTTCCGGTCAAAATTAGGGAATACCAATCCGGTGGCTTTACCGCGAAGCCCCAGGATCTTATTTTTCCAGATTTTCGTGCCTTTCGGTGTGTTAGCCAGGATCTTGTCCAGCTTCTCCTTTGGCAATCCTAGGTTATGGACAAAAGAAAAGAACCAGTGCACCCAGCCGGGCTTTGGTTCTTCTTTCAATTCGTCTTTTATTTCCTGCGGCGTCTCTGATTCCCATTCCGGCAGAGGACGGGAACAGTTTATATACTCCTTATACACGTCCAGGTTTGGATCATCCGGATTAAGTGTCGCCATCAGATAATCGCAGCGCATGGCAGCTTCTCGCACAAAGTCAATGTCCGCTGTGTTGATCTCATCGATATACAGACATCCATATTGACCGCCCAGTGCCTTCTGCCATTTCTTTTTGTCGCCATATCCCATGACGTAGATAACTTTGTCACCGCCGGACGCATGGAAAAGGATATGTGGGATCTTATCGTCTTTGGTACCATTGCCGTTGTACTCAGCCAGTATCCCAAAATCGTCAATTATCCCCAGATCCTTGTTGATGATATTTTTCTCAGCTGTACCGGTATCCTTTGCAGCTATGATATGCAGCTTCTTAGGCGATTCAGCCACCTTAAGCATGAACTTGAACAGGCCTACTGTGGTCTTTCCGGCTGCGGTGGTTAAGTACCCTCAAGAAATTCTACAGGCGCATCACAGTGAAGGAATGCCTTGTACTTTTCGGATAGTAATAATCGTTCAGAACTCATGAGGTTGCATCACCGCCTCTCATCTGCCGGATCAGGTCATCCAGTTTGCTCTGCTCAGATTCCAGGCCAGATACCTCAAGCTTATCCTTAAACATGCCAAGATGGCGGCCAAGCAGCTCCAGAGCTTTCTCCTTGTCATTCAGTTTCAGTTCAATGCCAAACTTGCCTTCTTTGATTCCGGCAATGGCCTTGATCTGAGTTTCAGACAGCTCTTTTGTATCTGTCAGCACTACGCAGCCATCAACGATCTGTGCAAAGTCTGTGGCCCTGGCAAATGCGATAGCAGCCAGTTCTTCAATCACGCGGTCCTGTGTGACCTCCGTCCGTTTCTGGCGCTCCTGCATGCGTTCTGAGATATAAGCCGCAACCTTAGCATTTCTTAGCAATCGACTTGCATTAGCCGCTGCTATATCATCATTCTTCACTCTTGGATAAGCGACCTTGTAAGCCCGCGTGGCATTCAGGTCAATGAGATATTCATCTGCAAAAATTTTCTGTTTTTTTGTCATTTGGGGCTCACCTCGCTTTCTTTTACATGCCAAAAAGAGCCCCGGTCTTTTCAACCAGGACTCTCAAAGGAGAAGGAAATGCTGATAGCAGCAAAAATCATCGGAACGGAAGGACTCGAACCCTCGCTTAGGACACAAGCCATTGCTCTACCAACTGAGCTACGTTCCAACAGCGCTTCCTAAGTGAACTCCACCGTCCTGATCCTCAATGTCTCTTCAGAGCAATCAGATAAGTACATCCGTGCACAAATGCATTCCATGTTTTATTCAAAAAGGCATTGTCAATCTCTCTGAGGTGTTGCGCATACGCTCAGTTCATCCGGGAGCTACCCGGCCTCATCCTCTGCCAAGCTGTGAACCCCGGCAGAGGTTCCAAGGGAATTAAGCCGCCGGCCGTATGCCTTTGGCTTCCACTCTATTGTATAACGACATCACCGACTAAACCGACCTTTTTATTCTATGCCGTGATCTTTCAAATAGGCATCACGTATATGCAGTCTTGGATAGTCTGGACTGTTGCTGTATCCAATCTTTGCGGCAATCCTATCCCACGTCATTCCCTCTATGTAGAACATCCTGAACACATACCGTGCTTGACCATCTTCAATAGATCTTATCCAGTCCTCCACAGCCTTGCACCGTGCTTTCTTGTTATCCAGGATTTTCTCCCGGCGATCATGTAGCTTCCAGTCAAAACCAGGAACCGCTTCCGGCCTGGGATAACCTTTCTTGTAGTCCATAACAACACTGACGCCAATCCCGTTATCCCCTTCCATCATCTCTACCAGTTCCAATTCCAAGACTACTATCTCCCTCTTAAGCTTTCGGTAACTGCTCAGAAGCTTCCTGGTTATCTTTATCTTCGCCAACGGTATCACCTCATTCCTGCTCTTGGTTTGTATGTACGTTCTCCCAGAAGGTACTCCTCTTCCTTCCTCTGCTGACCTAGAAGTTGCCGTAACCGATTTAAGGTATCCCTGTTCTTCTGATCCTCGAAAAACTTCACCAACTTCTCATTCATCTTTGCCATATCTTTATTAATCCGCCTGGTTCTTCTGCTCTGTTGAAGGCTTGTTGCAATCCGGTTCCTTTCGTTCCGGTCCTTGGCAAATTCCATTTCATGAAGAAAGTCCTGGAGACGCTTGTCCTCTTCAACGACCTTATCGCAAGCATACCTGTATTCTAAAATGCTCTCATCATAGTAGCTTAGAAACTCTTCCAGAGCCTGCGCCGGTGTCTTTCTCTTACTCATCTGGTATCCTCCGCAGCTCCGGATCCGGGCAGAGGCTTGTCCCCACATAAGCCGGCATCCTGGCTGACCAGGTTGTAGGCTTCGGCCCGTTAATGATCGCATGGTCTGATGCGGCTATGGCACTTTTTCTTTGCAGCTGGTTTGCCTTTCTCTGGGCCTCTGACTTTACTAATCCCATTCTTTATGTCCTCTCCCTTCTTACGCATGACAGCTATCACATACTCCACGTTGGGATTTACTCGTTTCCACATTACGCTGCTTTACCGGTATGCTTCCGGTCTTTTCTTTCCAGGTATAGCTTTACCAGCGTGTAGATCTGACGGAGGAACAGGCTGTCTTCTATGTGGCTTATGTTCTGGATGATGTACTGCTTTACATGTTTGTTATTCATAGGCTACCTCCTTTAAATTTCAGTTTTGCACAGATTCATATGATTCTTTCAGCCTTTCAAAATCACATGACTCCATAATATTTGCCATGACTACAGCGGCCATTGTGTTTATTTCATGCATAGTCTTTCCGAGTTTAACACCTTGTGGCATCACTGTACTGTTACGGATAACTGCAAATAATGCCAGCTTATATTTTTCTTCTTGTGACATTTTATCCTCCAAATTTTTTGCATCATTTTGTTGACGTCAACAAAATCTTAATTTTCTTCCACCTCTGCCCTGTATGGCTCAGGCAACGGCATCCATGCATTCACAAACATATCCTGACTAACAAGTGATTCTGTCTCATCACCGGCATACCATGCTCCACCACCATCATTATCTTTTTCATACCGTCCGATTATCGGAAGCGTGAAATTTTCAAATGACATCAGGACATATTCATCTTCTTCCGGAAGTTTCTCTTCCACCGGGATCCATCTGCATTTCTTTACATATTTCGCTACAATTTTAACCAAATTACCACCAAGCTCTATGAAACCTTCAACATCTCCTGGACTGCACCCCGTATCCTCATAGTCCTTAAGCTTACACAGCGCACCATACAACTTCTGTGCTACAGCCTTGGTAATAACCTTTCCTTCCCGCAGCTGTCCCCATTCAAGCCCTTTTAAGAACCAATGTCCCAAGTCATCCTTTTCTGTTAGTCGCATCATTACTGATTCCCCTCCTTTACCGTTCTGTAACATTTCTTCTCTACATCCCACTCAGTTTTTATAGCAGTTCCACAGTCAATGCATTTAACATCAATTTCTGCATCTTCAATGTTTGTAAAATAATAAGAGTTACGGCCACATCTACAGTCAGCATATAACTTAGCCAAACCCGCAAGTTCAGTCTTTGTTCCACACTCCATGCATTTGAAATACATCAAAGGAGACCGGCTACAAAAAGTCCTTTCCTTACCACACTTGCTGCATCGGATTTTCATGAAGCCAGTGTATCCTTCATTTTCTTTTTCATCTTCCGTTTCTGGTAAGATAGTATTTTCCTGGGTTTCTGCCTCAATGTGTTGCTTTATGGTTTCAGGAGGCATTGGTGGATTTACTACGATTTTAGGCTGAAGCACTGTTTTCGGCATTTATGCTTCCTGCTGACCTGCATGCATAAGCAGCTTTTCCGCCAGCCCACGATATACCATCATTGCCTTGATTTCCGGTACCTCTACATTCAAGGACATACCCTGAGTTGATAATCTGATTTTCATTTTCCTTCCTCCATCTTCTTCAAATGCTCGCATACTGTACTTGGTGCAAGCTGCATTTCCTCAGCGATCTGCTTCATGCTCCACCCAGCATTGCGAAGTGCCTTCATTTTTCCAACATCGATCTGCTTTTTGTTTGTTGCTTCTGGCTTTGGTGGCTCCGGCTTCTCCTTGGTTTCCGCAGCTGTCTCTGTTGGCTTCTCTTTCACAGCCTTCGGCTCTGTTACTTCTTCCGGCTCCTTCTTAGCTGGCTCTGTTTCTCTTTTTTCTTCCTCCGGCACGATCCGGAAGAACTCACATCCAGTCAGGATCTTCTTCAATGTCAGGAACTCATAATCATCCAGGTTCTTAGGTTCCGGTACCACCGGCTGGAGCACTCCCACCATAAGCCCTCTTTTATGCAGTTCCAATGCCTCATCGATCGCTATCTGTTTTATCTTCATTGTCTTTCCCCTTTCTGTATCTCTTTCAGCTTTTCAATCAACGTAGTCCGGTTTGTCCGGCAGTCCCTAAAGAACTTTCCAGGCTCCAGAAGATACTCCTCATTTGCTCCATACCCTTCCTTGTACCTCATGGCAACATCAGCTTTCCAGTCATAGAGCATGGAGTGATACGTCTTGATAACGAAGCTTGTCCCATCCTGAAGATCATATCGGTAATACCGCTCACCGGTCTCCTGGTTATCGATCCAGAGTGTCCAGGTTTCATACGCATCAATAAAAGCTGCTCTCTGGTCATTGTTCCTAAGCGGTGGAAGCTCTGGCTGCTTCGGTCTATCCTTTTTCTCTTCCAAATCTTCCAGCTCACACAGCATGGAAGCCAAAGCACCTACTTCCAGCTTTTGCATTCTGATATGCTCATCTGACTTATCAATGCCGGGAGTTCCCAGACATTTGCTAAGAAGCTGCTTCTTTCTCTCCAGCAGTTCTCTCAGGATTTCCATGTCTGTACGTTCTTTCATTACATTTTTGGAAGCCTCGTTATCCGTTTGCGACGTCGCAATCTCTTCCTCTGTCTCAGGACGATCAGCTGAACTGTTGCATTCAAGCTTGCACTCCCCATGTTTGACACACTCCCAGCAGCACTCATGGGCACAGTCTGTTCCACTTCCGGGCCGGTGCATATATTTTTCTGGCAAAGAACACTCATATTCTGGGCGGTGTAAGCAATGACCCATTTGCTGCTTTTCGGCAGCATCTATAGATTCATTCCGCTGCTCATCAATAATATCTGGCTCTTCATCAAATTCCGATGACCACGGATCATACATACACAGCAACTCACTGGCAAGCCGACCATATTTAAGGTGGATCTTTTCATTTCTCACCTGCCAGTCCATTCCACCTGCAAAAGAGTGAAAATTAAAACTATATTCTGAACAACCAACGTAATGACATCCGTGCGGTGCCAGCTCCTTCTGGATCTGTTTTGCTTTCTCCCCAGTGTTCTGCCCAGTACGCATAGCTCTCATTGCCCGTTTAAAATCATCAAGCTGATACTCCTTCCAGGCTTTAATAAATTTACGGATTGTCATGCTATCCTGAGGTCGTGCCGGTTGCGACGTCGCAATCTCCGCATCTTCCTCTTCCACCAATTCCGTAATCGATATTTCCTGGCTAATAGGCTTACCTGCCACCGACTGGACCATATTTTCATCCTCTTCCACATCAAACAGCTCCGCCGTTGATGCTTCAAAGCTTTCCGCCCTCTCTTCCGGCATAACCCCAGGGATATCTTTTAACTCTGTCTGCCCAGGTATCTCTATGTAAGGGATCTCCTTTGGTCTTGCCATGTTCCGGATCTCCCGGACCGTCATATCCGGTGTGACCTGCTCCAGCTGCTCGTCACTCATGCCAAGCATCTCCTGTAGCTGGCTCTTGCTGAAGTCCTTAAACCTATCATCTATGAGCGGACTGTTACCTCCCCTGGAAAACCTTGTGTTCCTGGTGATGTACCTGGATGTGGCAGAGGCACTGAGACCAAACCTGTCCATGGCATACTCATTAATGTTCTTATATCCTGCTTCCAGGTACAGCTCATTATCTCTGATATGTTTAAGGTAAAACCCTGTAGCGATCACACTGCGTACGGCTGACTGCAGGTTGGACCGGATAAATACCTCTGCATCTTCCAGAGATACATTCTGGTACCACTCCGCGTCTGTATGTTTTACCACTTCCGGAGTTTCCGGTACTGTTACATTCTCTTCCATTTTCCTTCCCCCTTTTTATCTGCGGTCGATCCGCAGGATGAACTCCCTGTTATCGGTATCTTCCACGATAAAGTCATCTCCTGCCTTGCACAGCCTCATGTTGTCCAGCTGTGCGTTGCTCATCGTGCACCAGAAGAAGCTCACACGTAAGATGCTCCTCATATAGGCTCTCCTGGCTATGATCTGGTCCTTGTCCATGATCTTTGCATAATACCCGCCGGCTCCCTGGTCAACTCTATGCCTTGCCAGCTCCGCCGCCTGCATTTCTTCCATCTTCTCCATCTGTACCGCCACCTAACTGCAGCCTGTCCGCTGCCATTCTGATCTTATCATCCAATCTCTGTCCGTTTTCCTGCCGGATCCCTGGCGGAAGTGTCTCTACCCGCCTCATTTCCTGGATCTTTGGCCCATACGAGTCACGGAAGAATGCACGCTCTGCCATGATGTTCTCGCTCCTGCAGATATTCTGCCAGCCAATGTTCTTCACCACGCTCCTGCATGGTTCCGGCAGGCTTTCCAGTGCTTCTGCTTCCTGCATGTACCCATAAGCCCTTACCGCTTTCAAAACCTTTCCCCAGGCATCATCTGTGCTTAAGGCTTCCGGATGTTCTATCTGGGTGCATAACTTTCTGATCTCAGCAGCAGAAGGAAAGAAATTACTTGTAGCCATCAACTGCCTTACTGCGTTCTTGCACTGCTCATAGGGGATATCCCCGATCAGTTCGTACCAGATATCCATAGATGCCGCGCTCTTTGTGATCTGGTTCCTGCCATAATACTCTTCCATGGCAGCTGCCAGTGCTGCGAATTCCCTCTTATCCATTCTCTGCCCACCTCCTGAGCCGTTCTGCCTTATCATCGGTTGCTCTTGCCGCTGTCCTTCCTGACTGCGACTGCATATAAAGAGTTTCAAACTTTTCCCGGAACTTCTTGGTGCTCCGGATATTTGCCTTCCAAAACTGGTTTGTAACTGCATACTCCAATGCGGTGCGGATCTGCTCCGGTGTCCTGTGGTCAATGCGGAGCATCCTTTCAATGTGGACACACCACTGGGATTTTTCTTCATCCGTTACCGGAACTCTGGATCCTGGAAATCCTTCCAGACAGGAATGGATCAGGGTATTTACACAGATCATCGCAAAAGAATCCGGAGTAAACATGGTTGCTGCTTCTGCTGCAACGCCACTCTCTTTATTTACTTTTATTTCTTTTTCTTTACTTTTCTTTTCTTTACTTTTCTTTGTGTCATTTTTCCGGGAATTATCGTTATTCTTCCAGGAATTATCCTCATTTTTCCGGGAAGAATGAAAAGAAGGGTTCACTTTAATAAAGGGTTCCGTTTCATCCGCTTCCAAAAGCCAGAAACCCTTTATTACCACCGGTGTCTTTTTGGCACGTTCCTTAACTGCCAGCTGATACCGTTTCTGTATTCCGGGTGAGGTGAGGATAGTGTCCGACTTGAAAAGTGTGCTGTCCAGTAGTGACCGTTCAAGCAAGAATGTCAGCACCTGCTCTATGAACCCATCTGAGAGATTTAGGTCTGCTGCCAGGATGAACTTAAAATCGTCGTTCCATTCCATGTAGTAGCCTTTTTTGTAAATCTCGCAGAGTAAATAGATATATACCGCGATCCCGTTATTACCAAACCTGGCACGCAGGATCCGGATCTTATTATCCGTGAAAAAATCGACATCAAGAGGAAAGTAACTAAGACCTGGCTTCTGCTGTCTTGGCATTTTCCTTTCCTTCCATTATCTGCTGTCCAGCTTCCCATTCCCTGTAGAGCTGGATCCAGTCTTCTAATCTCATGGTGACCAGCCATTCAGACCGATCCCTATGGTGGAATACACACGGCTTTTCCCCAGTCCTGGCGTCCCTTTTGGACTGTTCCATGGCTTCCTGGAGGTTTAACCGTTCCACTCTCTTACATTCTATATGGATGCCTGGGAGACCGATCACATCCGCGTCACCGCTGATCCCGCAGAACTGCTGCCCTCTGCGGCAGTCATAGCCGTGGTCTCTTAACTTTCCGGCCAGTTCCCGTTCTCCACGCTTTCCTTTTTCCCGTTGTGATTTTCCCATAACGATCCTCATCTTTCTTTAAAAAGGGGCGGCGGTCAGCGAATTGGGTTCATGGTCCGCCCCTTCAGGTACAACACCTCTGGTCATTTAATATCGTGACATATAAAACTGACCTTCAAGGTAATAAAACAAGCTTTTTCAAACACAACGGATTATCCGATGATAGTAATGCGGTTTCTGAGTTCCATATCCTGTTCTGACAGGACTAACTCCAGATAATCTTTGATCTTTCTTACTGCTTCTGTCTTCCAGATGCCGCCCTCTGCCTCCACCAGCTTAAATTCTGGTGTGCCTCTGTCTCCAATACGGAATACAAACTGGCTGACCGGCTGTTCTACTTCCTGGAAGGTACGGTAAGGTCTTAACTGGACCGGGTTTGGTACGATCGCATCTGCCTTGGCTGCTACTCCCACAGTCATAGTTGCCACCTAGGTACAACCGTCATCGGAATAGGTCTGTTCATTCTTTCTTTCAATATTTCCGGCAAGCAGGAGCACTGCATCCAGATCCGCTGTTTTTGCAAAGTTAGCCTGCAGGCTGATCATAAAACTTTCCTGGTCGTACCACTGATCAAAGTGGAAGCCGGAAACCTGGGCCTCCGTCTCAAACAGGACCTCTCTCTTACGTTCCCCATCCAGGGCAGACATCAGCCTGACTTTTGTAGGACTTACTACATGGATGATCATCCTTCTGCCTTCCGTAAACTCTTCCCTGCAGTTTACGATGTAATCTGCCAGTGCTGAAAGCGTAGTAGCCTTTACAGGCTCCGCATAATTGGCGGTATCATATCTTCTCAGTGTCTTGTTGGCATATGTATGGCCGCAGATCTCCATCACTTCTGTTTTCTCATTTTCCCTGGCAAGATCTTCCACATGCTCCAGGGCATCTTTTAAACCTTCTAACATTGATTTTCTCTCCTTCACTCATTTATCTTTTTTATTATGCCTGTTGCCTTCTTAAGTCGATTGGTCCAGTCCTGCGTTCTTCAAAGATCTCACCCGTCTCAGGATCCACCTTTCTTCCCGGGCTGACCTCTTCATAAGCAGCTGCAGGAATTTCCCTCGCCGGGCTGACCTGCTGAAATCCGCTTCCCGGTTCCGACATATCAATCCGACCCGTACTGGAATCCTGACCGATCAGGAACATGGTCTCTGACTTCCTAAATCCGGCCAGTTTTGATTTTACATTGTACGTTACATTCATTTTTCCAGGTCCTGATGGTTTAAACTTGATGCTAATGATCATTTCTCTGGCAGCAGTCTCATCCATGTTTGGATTAAGAATATTCCTTCCGATCTGCCGCAGAGTCATGTCAAATTCCTCTCGCAGCCCGCCATTACCAATACTGTCAAATGTTATTGCCATGCCTTAATCACCTCCCTTCTATCACGCTTCCTAATTAAAGAAATCATCTGCTGCATCCATCTGTGGCTGTGGCATTGAAGAAACTGGCTGCTGCACATCTGTTTTTTCTTCAATAACCGGCTGTGTCTGCGGATCAATCACATCTCCTGCTGCATACTCCGGCTCTGCAGCTCCCATCTCTTCTGCTACATACATACCTGCAAATGACTGCGGAAAAGCTTCCCTTAATGCCTGCACTGCTGCAACTTTCCGGATCATGGTTGCAGGCTTCTTGGACCACTGCGAATTAAGGCTTCCGTCTTTCTTCTTACCTGCATACTCATCAAAAGAAACCTCCATGCGGAAACTGTGACTTCTGTCTTTGCGGAATACTTCTGCATAGCCTCCCACTAATATTTCACCAGAAAGCTTCAACGTTCCCTGTCTGTAACTGATCTCTCCGGTTTCTTCGTTCTGGATAATGATACCCGCTTCCATACCGTCATAACTTGCATGTGCCTCTGCCCTCTTGAAATATGCGTCCTTTCCAACTACCAGAGTAGCAGGCTCATTTCCATACTTGATGCAGTACGCTTCACGAAGCCATGGATTAAGACCGGTAAAGCGGCACAGATTAATAAACATTGATACTTCCTGATCAGATACTCTGTCCTTATCCCCACTGATCAGATAATTCTTTACTGTTCCAGGAGTAAGTGTTACCTGCATACCATTTGCCATATACTTTGTGATCTCTACCTTCTGTACTGGTTTATTTACTAATTTGTTTGCTACTGCCATTTCTATATCCTCCTCTTATTGTTTTGGTACCGGCTCAAACCGGATGCCATTCTCTTTTAAGAATCCTTTTAACTTCATCAGCTGTTCCCTGGTGGCATAGACCCGAAAGTCGATCACATTGACCGGCTCTTCTACGGTCTCCATTTTAGGTTCTTCTGCCTTAACCGGTCCTGCAGGAGCTGCCTGTACGTTTTCCTGTCTTCCGGCTGCCATCACGCTCTCAGCTGCGGCTTTTCTCTGTGCTTCCTGCTCTGCCTTTCTCCTTGCCATTTCTTCCTGGTAAAGCCTGCGGTTCTGTTCCTCTGCCTCCAGCTAGTTTCTTTTTGCCATGGCCGCGCCGATATCATAAGTCTCCAAAAAGATTTTCTTCATATCACCAGCATAAGGGCTGTCCACTTCGTTTAAAACAGCCAGGCCCTCATCCACCTTCTGGATCAGAGCCAGGATCTCTTCCTTGATGGACTTCATGGTAGTGGAAGCCAAGGCATATCTTGGCTGCATCACACGTTCAAACGGAAGATACTTGCCAATGTCATGGATGTTATCCTCATAGAACTCCCTGACCTTGGCGGTCTTCTCCTCACGCAGGCGTTCCTCGTAGCCTTTGATCTGACCGTCAATGTTATTGATAGCCTTTTTAATGATCGCTGTAAGATCATCCGCTTCTGAACGAAACGTCTCATAAGGTTCCGTAACCTTTTTACGTACCCTGGATTTCTCTGCCTCTAACGCATCTTTAAACTTATTTAACTTTGCTCTGTCTTCTTTAGCCTTTTTGATCATTTCATCTGTATAAACAGATGCTGCATATTCTGCAGAAATAGGCTCTATATAGTTTTTGAGTTCTTCGTAATTCCACTCGATCCGCTTTAAGAAACTGTCTTCCGGATTATAAACTTTTAATTCCATCATGTCTGTTTTCCTCTTTTCCTATATTGCCGGGAGGATCAGATCCGGCCTGGTACCCGTGACCACGCAGTTCCAGAACTTCCGTTCTGACTCTACCAGGCACTCTATATCCTCCTCGACTTCTTTACGTTCAATAAAGTAATGCCTTGTCTCGATCCGCATCCGTTCTCCCTGACCACTTTTGATCTGGGCCTTTAGGACTGCAAAATCGTATTCTGTTACTGCCAGATAATGGAGTACCTGGCAGAAGTAATTATCCGGGATCTTATCCCTCCATTTCTCCCACTGGGAACTCTGAAGGATGTTTGTGGTCTTGATCTCCAGGATCCCATGACGTCCGGTACTGTCCAGAAGCTCCCCATCTAAAGAAGCATGCATCCAGGGATACTTAGAATTGGTAAACATGTTATCCGGATCATAAAGAACTTTATATTCCGGATGATCCAACGCGAACAGCGCACGGAGATATTCTTCCGCCTCTGTTCCATACTGGACATAATCCTTATCAGAAATGTCTTCCGGAAGCACCAGTCCTACCTTTTCTTCCCAGAGCTGCACGTTATCCTTATAAGGATTTAGCCCCACACAGGCAGCCGCATCCGAACCGCCTATGTGGTTCTTTCTCCCCTGCAGCCACTCTTCCCGGCTGTTAAACAGCTTTTTTGTCACCATTTACATCACCTTCCAGCTTCATAAGTCTGCCGCAGTTTGGACACGGCGTGATCTCTCCCAGCAAAGACCAGTTACGCAGGCCACAGCTGCAGCTTAACAGAAAAAACGGTGATGTGATCTGGATACGGCTGTCTGGGTAGTGCTGCGGGTGGCTCATGCTTCCACTTCCTTCAGGTTCTGATCCCGGATCAAACGTTCTTTCCATTCTATAAGGTCAGTTTCATCTGGAGCTACGATATCCTCATACGTTGGAACTGCCAGGATAAAATCCCCTACAATGGGACACCCATAAAAGCGGGATCCTGTCCTGTTTAATGGAAGCTGCTTTAAGATGCCTTCTTCATCCACCAGCATTATTACTGGCTTACCAAAGTAGTCAAACATCCTCTGCGTCTTTACTGTTTCAAACATGCCACCCACAACTTTCTGAATGGCCCTGTAATCATCAAAGTCCACATCAACAACGGAAATTTCATTACTGCTGGTGATCTTTATTGTCTTTGCCATCTTGCAATTCTCCTTCTCCCTCCGTATAATGAGGGTGTGATTTATTTTTGTTACTGGACCTTCCGCAGTTGCCGCTGCCTGGGTCCTTTTTTATGTAGCCTCTGCATGCCTGTAAGCGGCTTCTCTTCATGCACCGGTTCTTCCCGATGCAGGTACCGCACTGGTCTTCCCGCACAGCCATCACAGCACCTGGACCGCAAGTGCAGCCCCAAGCATCATGAAGACTATCACCCACATGCCACCGACTATAAATGTCTCTGTGATGCCTACCCAGTCCACAGCTTTCTTCTTTGGTCTGGTTGCCTGTACTGCTACATAGGACAGCTCCATGCCGGTCTGACCGTCATAGTTCTTGATCTTTGCCATTGTTTTTCTCTCCTTTCCTGACCTTTATTCATATCCTGGTACACTGGATCCGGTAATCTGTTTTAACTTCTCCGGATAGATCTTGTACCGCCAGGTCTTAGTCCCCGTCTTTTGAGGACTTAATACCATTCCCAAGTCCATGCTTCCATTACGCATGTACTTTCTTACGGCCGCTGCCGACAGCCCCAGGAACGGAGCTGCATCTTCTGGTGAAAGATATCGTTTTTCCATGTAAACACCTCCTACTCCAACAGATCTTCGATTGAACACCCTAACACGTCAGCAACCTTTTTTAAACTTCTCACTGTTGGGCTTACTGAATTCCATTTACATATACTGCCGATAGACAAACTACAGTCTTTTTCCAGTGCATTTATGGAAATTCCATTTTTTTTAGCTTCTCGGCAAATGTTGTCGTAAATCAGAACCTCACTCAAACTGTTCACCTCCTGTCTATGAAAGTTCTGAAAAAATCACTCAAATATATTGACTTGCTTCTGAAAATATCCTATAATCAAATTGTCAAGTAAGATTATCGAAAAATTCAGAGGCATTATTTATATCTCCGTATTTTGCGATTTTTTCAGAACCTTATGGTTACATTATACGCGATTTATTCAGAATGTCAACAGGAATTTTTGCGATTTTTTCAGAAATTAGAAAAGGACGCAAAATAGGCATGAAAGAACGAATTAAAGAATTATGTAAAGTTAGAAAAATCTCCATGAATATGCTTGAGCAAGAGTTGGGATTTGGAAAAGGCTATTTAAGCAAATTAGGACAAAGCACACCAAACACATCAAAAATAAAAAAAATTGCTGATTACTTCGGCGTTACAGTTGACTATCTTATGACCGGTCATGTTGAACCAAAAGAAAAAGACCCAGAGCTGACAGCTCGAGACGAAAGGGATATTGCCAAAGACCTCGATCGGATTATGGGCGAAATTCGTAAAGGTGATGACGGTCCTCTGTACTACAATGGCGTAGAAATTGATAATGCTTCCCTAAGTCTACTTCAGAATGCCATTGAATATGCCCTAAGAGAAACCAAGAAAGAAAACAAAGTGAAATACAATCCAAATAAGAATAAAAAGTAGGTGACGCCGTTTGGAGACTGTAAATCATAAGATTCGTCGTTTAATCAGGTACTATGAGCATCTAACCGGCAGCCGGGATCCTGTTACTATTGCACAATATGCCGGGATCCAGATTGCAATATTACCGTTAGGCAATATTTCTGGAAACTACAAGCTTTTAAAAAGAAAACGTTGGATTTTTATAAATGAGGATATTCCATCTGCCAGTCCACTTTTTCGGGTTGTTGTGGCACATGAATTAGGTCATGCTTTATTACATAGAAAAGAGAATTGTGCTTTTCTGAAAAATAAAACATTACTGCTTACATCTGGAATAGAACGAGAAGCAAATTTGTTTGCCGCTTCCCTTTTAATATCAGATGACATGTTGCAGGATTATTCTGAATGCACAAAAAACCAATTCTGTGATTGTACGGGATATCCTAAAGAATTAATCGAATTAAGAATATCTACTAAAGGACGGTGAAATTGATGTTTTTTAAAATACTTAAAGCCCTTATAGCTTGGATTACTTTTACATTTTCTGGCCCTTTATTATTAATATCTCTTATCGATTTTTTCCGTACAAAAGATTATATTGACATTGTACTCTTTGTAGTATTTCTTGGCCCATTTTGTATCAGTTTTAAATACCTTATGAAATGTTGGAAAGAAAAATCCAGAAAAAAGCCCACAATAAAACGCTCTGTTCAAGTAGAAAAAATAGATGCAATAGTTGAAAATAGTGAAAAGCTGCCGTCCAAAATCTTTGAGCCTGTAACAACTCAAGAATTAAACAAACAAGAATTCAAGAATCCAGCGGATACTATACAAGCGCTACACGAAGATGACAAAGAAACAATACTTAAAATTCCTAAATCTTCTGAAAAGTCTGAACTTAGTAAGATACCTCCAGAGAAAGTTTCTACCCAAGTATATAACGAAAAAGCTATAATCAAAGCCCATAACGTTCCCGGAAACTCCCTCTGCTATCCCTCTCAGAATAGTTTGGACAATGCCGATAATGAAAAATGTATTCCTGGGCATGCAGCTATTAATTTTCCAGACTGGTATGTTTCTCTTTCGTTTGAAAAGTCCAGTTCTAGTAATTATTTAAAAGCTGTTTCACTTGCTAAATCTGCGCCACAATATCTTGAGCAAACAAATAACGGAAAAATTTTACATCAAGCTGTTTATTCCTCAAAACCTAATGAGTATTTAGCTTTCATTATGCTGTATGAATTGGTAAAAATGTGGAAATCAGCATTTGTTATAATTAACGGTCGATTGATAGACCGAAAAATCATAGGACAGCTAAATTACTGTTATGGAGACAAATGTCGTTCAGGTAACCTGAAATTTTGTTATGGGGCAAGCTACATGACTGATAACCCTTTTGGGTGCCATCGTCTACAAATTAGTACTTGCAACAATCCATGGTGGTCTTACTATCAGAAAAGGAATGGAATGTGGATATTAGATAAAGAATCTATGCTTCAAAGAATAAATTCTTATGCAAGTATATATTCTATATGCCCCGATTTTAATTATGACAAAATAATGGAAGCATTTAATCAGTTGCCCTCTAAACTTTCAAATTTGCAATATCAAAAAGTAGCAGGCAAAAGTGCCCTTCTTATTTCTGCAGCAAAATCTGACACAATCAACCAGCCATATATTCAAAACGAAGCAATAAAACGGTTGATACCAAAATGTAAAGAATGGAAGATGGATACTTTTTTAATCACAACAAGGCGTAGCTGTCCTGTATGTGGCAAATATAACAGAAAAATATACTCATTATATGGTTGGAACAAAAAGTATCCACGCATTCCTAATGATATTTTGTGTTCCAAATGCCCTCAATGTGGTGGAAGCATTGGCGCTACTATTTTCTTCCCGGGAGTAAGTAGTACACCTAAATAAATTAAAAAGTAAAAGACCGCTCCTGCGCCAACAGGAACGGCCTCTTACATAGATTTTCTCTTGCCAGTCTCCCGGCCAGATATAAATCAGACTTAGACACCTGAATTATATCATCTCCAGGACGTCTGCGCAAGGGGCGTCTTTTTTGTACTCATTTTTACCTCAAAACAAAGGAATTTATCATTGCGACGTCGCAATCCAATCAAAGGAGAAATGATATATGCCAAGAAGAAAAAAGCACAGCCGCCTTCCCAACGGCTACGGCTCCATACGCTACCTGGGAAAGAACCGGAAGAACCCATACGCAGTCCATCCGCCTGCAAATATCGACGGTGACCGCCCTGCAGCCCTCTGTTACGTTGATGACTGGATGAAGGGCTTCATCATACTGACCGCCTACAAAGCCGGTACCTATAAGCCTGGAATGGAAAAGAATCTGGAAGTGTTATCTGCAGATGAAAAGGACCTGGACACTCTGGCCCAGAAGCTCATGGCAGACTACAGCCTGATCAAGGGTGTAACTCCTCCAGAAAAGCCTAAGACCTTTGCTGATGTTTATCAGCTCTTCTATGCGAGAAAATTCCGCGAAGGCAATAAACTTTCAAAAAGCAGTAAAGATTCTATGAGAGCAGCCTACAGAAACTGTTCTATTCTTCATGATCGCCCATGGAACTCTTTAAAATCAGTCGATTTTCAAAATGTTTTAGACAACTGCCCTCTTAAGTATAGCAGCATCGAACTAATACGAAACCTTTTTCGCCAAATGTGTACTTT